GGCGCTGATCGGCGATCGTCACCTGTCCCGTCGGTTCGTACCAGACGGCGGTATCCAACGGCAGCATCGTTTCGGCCGGGGGCACCTGCGTCAGCAACTGCCCGCCGCCGCCTTCCGACAGCACCCGCGTGATGACCTGCGAATAGTCGCGACTGACATCGATCTCGAGCAGCGACGGATGGACGGCGTTGATCAGGCGCGGATCGGGGGCCCCGTCGGGCCCGATGGCGATCGTTTTCGTCGGGCCCACTTTCCAGTGCGATCCCGCGCGCTTCATCAACTGCGTCAGCGCGTCGGACAGCGACCGATCCGCGAAACTGATCTGATCGATGACGATCGGGCCGATCGCCGCCGCGATCCTCAGCGTGTAGGTCGGCGCATACGCCGCCACCAGCGACGTCGCAATGGCGGTCACGGTCTGGTTGACGTAGCGCGCCCAGATGCGTCGCGGGTCCAGTCCTTCCGTGTCGTCGATGCAGTCCAGGTCGAAATGCGGATTCTGCGGCGTCCCGACGTAGTAGCTGCGGCAGCGCAGAATCGTGCCCGTGAATTCCTTCTGCAGATTGTTCCGCGATCCGAGACAGATCGCGACGGGGTCGCCGACGTGCGGCAGTCCGAAATGCTGCGTCATCCGCGCCGTCGTCGGGACGTCGTTCAGCGTGTCCGTGATCGTCAGCGTGTCGACCAGGATCCGCGGCGTGCCCGGGTTTGCGGCCCCGCCGCCGCCGACCTGGACCCCTTTGATCGTGATGAACGGGATCCCGCTGGTGTAGTTCGACCGCGTCGCCCCCGACCGGGCCACGTTCGACAGCGCATACAGGGGGACGGGGGTGACCGTCGCGCGCGGGTCGTACCCGCTGCGCGTCGCCGCCGATCGCGCCATCCCTGCGCGGGCTGGGAGGACGGTCATCTAGATCCCCGACGGGCGGAAGCGTTCGCCGCGCGCGCGCAGACTGGTCATCTGTGCGGCCCCGACCGCGGCGGCAATCGCCTGCGGCGTGCCCAGCGGTTGCGTGATGTAGAAATTGTTCGTGACCGATCCCGCCGACGGGACGACCGCGCCGCTCCTCGCGGGGATGAACAATTCGGGCCCCTGTTCGCCGACGACGTACGGCGTCCCGCTGTCGACCGACCCGCCGGCCGCGCGTCCACTGATCGACCCGCCAAGTCCGAGCCCGTACCAGTCCATCCGCGGGCCCGTCGCCATGCGGGGCATGCCCTGCGGCCCGGGCGTCCCGTAACTGCCGACGCCGGGCGTCCCCGCGGAATTCCCCGCAAATTGATCGTAGAAATCGGAGAGCGCGGCGTTCAACTGTTCCAGGTTGTCAATCCCAAGGACGAGCGTATTGCTCATCGCGCCGACGGCTTGATTGGCGTCCTGAATCGGTGGCGAGATCTTGGCCGCGGACTCGGCGACCGCATCCTGCGCCTTGGCTTCGTCGTACAGCGCTTGGGTATAGTCGTTCGTGATCTGCTGTTCCTGCGCCGTCTGGCTGATCCCTTCCAGTTTCGACGCATGCAGTGCGTCCATTTTCTGCTGGTAGATCGTCAGTGCAGCCGCGGACCCTTCCAGGGTTTTCGCCCAGTCCCGCTCACCCGTGATCGTCAACCCCTGCGCGGCGGTCAGGTCCTTGGTTGCGTTCAGTTCGGCGATGACCGCATCGTTGCGCTTTTTCGCGTCCGCGGTGGCCTGCGCCGTCGCCGCCTTCGACCGTTCGATCATCAGGTCGTAGGTTGTCCGCGCGATCTCGTTCAGGACGGACTGTTCATCGAGCAGGGCGTCCGTCGCCGCTTTGACGTGTCCCGTCGCGTCCTGATGGGCGCGACCCAACCCGTCGACCTTCGGCGTCGCGTCCGCCGCCGCATCCCCCGCCTGCATCGTCGCGTCGCGCTGCTGCTGCAGTTTCAGCGACAGTCCGGCCAGCTTGTCGGACAATTCTTGCCCGCGAACCGCCCATTTCGCTTCGGCCGCTTCGTGATCCGCAATGTCCTGTTTGTTCTGATCGATCGCCCCGTCCAGGTCCGTGATCTTGTTCTTGACTTCACCGATCGCGCCGCTGAAATCGTTCCAGGGTTCCAGCCACGATTTCACCTGCAGCCCGACTTCGACGACTTTTAAAAATGACTTCTCGACCTGCAGGATCCAGTTGTCGACGGTGTTGATGACGACGCCGATCGCATGCCAGGCTTCGCCGATTTCGGTCGCGGCGTCGACCGTCCCGCGCGCGAATTCGACGACGCCGATCGTCAGCGTGTCGATCGCATACCCGATGGCCTTGATCAGGTGCTGTTTGTCGACGCTGAAGGTCTCCTGGATGATCTGCTGGATCCCGTCGATCGCCTGGATCAGCACGGGCGACGTCGCCAGCGTTTTGCCCAGTTCATCCAGGAAATTCGTCCACGCGATCTTCGCCTGTGCGACCTTTTCATCCAGCCCGTCGGTCTGTTCGCCGAGTCGGTCCGTCGCCGATCCGACCGCGCCCAGAATCGCCATGCGGTCGGCGTACAGTTTCCCTTGGTCGCTCAGCGCGTCGGCGCTGACGCCCAGCGATTTCGCGTACTGGTCTTCCGCCGCCTTCAGATCGATTTGCCCCGTCAGCGCTTCAACGCCCTTCGCCTTGCCACGGACCAGCGCGTCGGACATCTGATCCAGTGCGTGCACCGTGTCGACGCCCGTCGCATTCGCCAGTGCAAAGGCGCCCTTCGCGAGGAGGCCGAACTGGTCATCCGTCAGATTCAGCCCCGCGGCCAGATCCTGGTTGACCCGCTTCATCAATTGGAAATCGTCGATCGTCCCGTGCGACGCGGTCCGCAGCGTCTGCAGCAGCGCGTCGGATGTCAGCCCGACTTGCGCCGTCAGTCGTCGGAAGTTGTCTTCGAGGTCGGCGACGTCCGACCCGTGCAGCATCAGTTCCGGGAGTGCCTTCGCGATGTCGACCAGATAGCCCGCGATCTTTTCGGCGGCGTCCGCCAGGATGTCGCCCGTCGCGACGGCGAACGCATCGACGCTCGACTGCGCGTCGTGCAGTCCGTGATTCAGATCATCCAGGTTCGCGCCGACACGGACGATCAGGGAGGGATCGGTGGCAGCCATTTACGCCCCCGTCGGTCCGAGTCCGACATGATCGATCGCATCCTGCACGGCATCGCGCTGGCGGCGCTGGAATCCGGGCGACTCGAGCCGTTCCGCGGGGACCAGGAACGCTTCCGCGCGCATGCGGCGCGTCCCGTATTCCAGGTACAGCCCCGCTTCGCGGACGACGACGACATACCCTTTCCCGTCGCCGCGATGGACTTTGTAGACGGCGACGCTGCGGGCGGTTGCGCCCGTCCGACGGGCGACGCGCCGCCCCGCATCGGCGGCGACCCGCTCCGCGCTGTCATGGCTGACGGCGTCCGTCGACTGGTCGGCGGCGGGCGCGACCGCGGCTAACGCCGCCTTTGTCGCGGTCGGGTCGCACGTCGCATAGAGGGCGGGTTTATCGGCCACGGCGGCGCGCTTCGATGAGGGCGGCGGCGCGTTCGAAGTCGAAGGCGCGCACCAGATCGGCCAGCGGGCCCGCGACGCCAGCAGGGTTCGCGTCGTACGCCTGTTTGACCTTCGCGAATTCGCGCATTTCGATCACGGTTTCCAGGAACCCCGCCGGCACCCGCTGCCATTCGCGCCACGCCTGCGACGGCAAACAGTGGAATTCTTCGCACAACCGCCCGATCACGTACTCAAAGGGCTGCGGCCCCTGACCCGTTAACGCGCGGAACAGGGGCCGCAGTCTCTTTTTGGACGAGTTCCGGATCGGCGAATAGGTGCGGTTTCGTCAACCGCAGAATCGCGCGCGCGATGAAGTCGATCGTTTCGTCGTCCAGGTCGTCGATTTCATCCGCGGTCGGGGTGTGATCCGTGTACGTCCAGCCGAGTAACGCTGCTTTGATGACGATGTAGCGGTCGTACCCGATCAAGGGATCGTGCAGCGCCACTTGCAGGTCGTCGCCGTCGACGCCGCCCGCCTTTTTCATCATCGCCTGCACGGTCGTCTGCCAACGGATGCGGTTGCTGAGGAAGTCGCGCATGTTCCCCGCCTGCGCGTCTTCGACTTCGCGTCCGCGCAATTTCCGAATCGTGACGGTCTGCGGCGGATCGTGCGGCACCGGGATCGTCGTCGTCGTCTGACTGGCGAAGACGCCCATACGGTTACGGCGTCCAGGCGCCGCTGTTCTGCACCAGCGTCGCTTCGAACGATGTCAGGTTGCCCTGATTCGCCAGCACGGCGTACTCCTTCACGTAGCATTCCGCCGTCCAGGTGTTGCTGTTGCCGAACCCGACGATCAGGGTCCGCGTCGCCGCCTGCGGGTTCGTGTCGATCTTCGAAAAGATGACATGCGATCCCGAGACCGGCGTGTCGTCGAAAAACCCCGTCAGTTTGACGTCGTCGATCTTCGTCATCCCGGTCGGCAATTGTTTCTCGACGGTGTCGCAGAAGGTCGTCCCCGCCTGCATGTTCGCATTGATTTTGACGGGGCCGATCGTCAGCACGCCGCAGGTAATCACATGTGGCGCGCCCGCCGAGTCGTCGAAACTGATCGTGATTTCCGATGATCCATGTTTGCCGGCAGGCATGACTGATCCTTTCAGGAATGCGGCGTGAGAATGATCGCGACCCGCGTCAACGGATTCGGCCCCGACGCCGTCAGCGTCCCGACGTACCGCACGTAGCGATTGATCGTGGTCCCGATCGACAGGGTCTGGATGCTGGGCAGCGTTCCGGTATGCAGGACCGTCGCGAAGCTCGCGACCGCGGCCCAGCCCGTCACCCCATCGGCGGACGCGTGGACGACGCCCGCCAGATCCGCATCGGCCAGATCGAGCACTTGCTGGACGATGTCTGCGCCCGTCGTCGCGCTGGCCCCCAGATCGACGACCGCGCCCGTCCAGGTCGCCGTCTGCAGCGTCGTCCCCTGCACCAGGCGCCCGCCGTCGGACGGGATCCCGTTGACGTGGTACGTGACGTTCGCTTTCGTCAACTTGGCCTGCTGCGCGACGACGGCGTACGACTCGGCGAAGACGCCCGCCACCGTCGTGACCGTCTTCCCGCCCGTGAAGCTATAGACCAGCGTCCGCGTCGGCGACTGCGCCGCGGTCGGCAGATGGGCGAACGCGACGTGCATGCCATGCTGTCGGTCGTCGAAGAAGGCGCCGCCCTGCGCGATCGTGATCTTCGTCAGCCCGGTCGGGCCCTGCGCTTCGACCTTGTCGCCCAGTCCGTCAACGCGTTCCAGCAGCGCTTCGCGCCGTTCGGCAAATTGCTGCGGTTTCGCGCCCAGCAGGTCATAGCCGTCGATCGTCAGCAGAGTGAAATCGGCGGATCCGTCTTTCATGGCTGTCCCCACAGCTCGCCCGTGAATTCGTACCCGCAGCGGCGGCAGATCGGATGCGGGCGACCGAATCCGCTGGACGCGACGCGGTCGGACGGCGGCGCGCCGCAGCGCGGGCAGTGCCCTCGAGACGGGCGTAGCGACCGCCCCTGCGCATCGATCAGTGCATCGGCGGGATCGGGCGGCGCGATCGGGTCCTGTGTCATGGCTGGATTTCTTCCACGTAGATCCGGAAAATCGACACCAGCGTATGCACTTTGATCCCGTTCAGTTCCGTATCGGGCAGCGGGATCGAATCGTCGTGAACCGTCCATCCACAGGTCACGTACAGCGTCGGATCGATCGGGATCGGCTGGTCGCGCAGCGCCGCGATGATCAAGCGGTTGATTTCCTGCGCGCCGCGCACGCCGCCGAATTCCGACCAGACGGACGTCCGCAGTTCGATTTCTGGCAGACTGCCGACGCCTAATCCGCGCTGTTCGCGCGACTGCACTTCGTAGTTGACGAACGGAAAGACGGGATTCTGCGGGACGTCGTCCCAGATCCCGCCGACCGCGGCGGCGACCAGATCGGGCGACGCCTGCAGCCGCGCATAGACGGCGTCGGACACGGGGGTCAGCGCCGAGTAGTACATCAGGCCCGCTCCCCGCAGTCGATCAACTGATAGCGCCGCCCGTCGCCGTCGGGCCGCACGCCGTGAATCTCGAGGAGACGTTCCCGCTGCCCGCTCGGGGGCCAGCGCGGCGTCCAGCGGATCCGCATTTTGTTGGTGACGATCGCGCTGTCCAGCGTACGCACCCGAAACCGGAGATCCAGCTGCGACTGCATCGCCGCCGCCTGCAGCCGTTCACTCGCGCGCACGGGCAGCAGTTCTGCGGGGATCGTCGACAGGTCCGCCCAGCCCTGCGCCTGTCCGCCCTGGGCGTCGGACACGTAGGTCGCCGTGATCGTCCCCGTCGCGGGCGTCGTCAACGTGCTCGTGCACGGATAACTGAACGTCGTCGGGCCCGTCACCGTGATCTTCCATTTGCCGTTGTAGCCCGCCGGCGTCGCACCCGCGATCGTGATGTAATCGCCGTTCGCGTACCCGTGCGGCGTCGCGGTCGTCACCAGCGCCGTCGCCGTGCTGCGCGTCAGCGTCGCGACCGCGATCGGGTCGGGGCTGTTCTCCTGCACGGTGATCCGTTCCCGGAAATTCCCGATCATTGCAGGACGGGATCGCGCAGACGGCGCAGCAGCGATCGGATCTGCGGCGTGAAATCGTGCGCGATGTCGTACGCCGCGGATTCCGTCGCGCTGCTGTCGCCGCGGAATTTATCCA